TTCAGGTGCTTTGAGAGGGGATGAGTTACGTTCTGTAATGGAGAACAATACCATCCTTACTAAAATGTTAGCCGATGGTTTAAATATGACTATTGGTGAACTTAGAGAATTTGGACATGCTGGTAAGCTAACAGCAGAAACAGTAATGCCAATTCTTATCAAAGGTACTAAAGAGACTAACGATCAAATATCAAAAATGCCTATGACACTAGGCCAAGCTGGGGTTGCTTTGAGAAATAACTTCCAGTTTATGATTGGTGACATACAGAAGGCAACTGGTGGTTTTTCAACCCTTAGTGCAGCAATAGGTAAAATTGCAAATAATCTTGATTTTATTTTAATACCAGCTTTAGGGGTTTTAGGTGCAATGTTGCCTAAAATTATAATGATGACAAAAGCCTTTACAGCAGCAGCTTTAAAAAATCCCTTTGTATGGATTCCAATGGCTTTATCAGCTTTATATATATTTAGAGAAGAGATAGTTTATTTTGCAAAAATAGGTATAAAACAATTAAATATCTTAGGCATAAAAGGTCAAATTATTTTTAATAAAATGTATATAGCCTTTTTACAGGCATTTGTTAATCCTATTAGAAATGCTTTGAATGTTGTTACTAATTCATTTAAAAGCGGTGCAAACAATGTTATATCTATAGTTAATGATTTGGTTGCTAAATTACCTAAAAAAATAAAAGATAAATTAGGCATTACTGAGATAGAGCCTTTTAAATTAAAATTTCCAATAACAGATGAAAATATCCAAAAGCAGATGGGTAAAGTGCATGAATTATATGCAGAGCTGCAAAAAGAAACTGACAAGGAAATAAAAAAAGTAAAAATTAAATCTATCATGGATTTAATTACAGGTAGAGACCCTAACGACCCAGCAGGTGAAGGAGAGACAGGATTCAAAGCACTTGCACCATTTGAAAAGTTTTTAAAATCTGCTGAGGATGGTTATTCAGACTTTATTACAAAAATAAAAACCATGCAGGAAGAGATGCAGGGCATCTTTCAAAAGTCATACGATGGCTTAACAAATCTTACAATGGACTTTTTGGAAAAGGGTAAAGCTAGTTTTAAAGATTTTGCGACTAGCATAGTTAGAGAGCTTATAAGAATAGCAATACAAAAATTAGTTATAGATAGAATGTTTAGTAGTTTTGGTAAAACTATATCTGAAGTTAGGGATACTGCTATATATAATCGTATGACCGATGGTGATACCTTGTTTGATATGGATTATGGTAGAAGAGCTTTAGGTGGCGCAGTAAATGCAGGTAGACCTTATATGGTTGGTGAATCAGGAAGAGAATTATTTATACCAAATCAAAATGGCCAAGTAATATCCAATCAAGACTTAAAACAAACAACACAAACAGCACCAGTAGTAAACTTCAACATATCAACAGTTGATGCTGCTGGATTTGACCAGTTACTAACATCAAGAAAAGGATTAATAACACAAATAATTAATAATGCCATGAATACTCAAGGCAAAATGGGGATAGTATAATGGCAGGAGCATTTCCTACAGACCCAAACTTTAGGTCAATAAACTTTCAAGACAATAGACCTACATTACTGAATCAAACCCTATCAGGTAAAAAGTCTGCAAGACAAATAGGCTCTCAGTATTTTTCATTCACAGTTCAAATGCCGCCAATACAACAAGAGAAAGCACAGGAGATATTCGCTTTCTTACAAAAACAAAAAGGTGCTATTGGCAACTTTACAATACAAGCACCGCTAGATAATTTAGGTGCAAGTAAAGGCGAAACAGACATACTTGTAAACACCGCACATTCAGCAGGAATAGATACTGTAAACATGGATGGTTTTTCACAAACAACAGGTGCATTAAAAGCTGGTGATCTAATTAAATTTGCCAGTCATTCAAAAGTTTATATGGTGCAAGAAGATGCAAATGCTTCAGGTGGACTAGCTGCTGTAAAAATATCTCCAAATCTTGTTAGCTCTTTAGCAGATAATGAAGCTGTAACTGTAAATAAGCCATCTTTTACTGTATATCTTGAGAATAATGATATTATGTATAGTACAGATGCTAGTGGTTTTTACAGCATTTCATTTGATGTTAGAGAGGTAATAACATAATGCCAAGAAGTTTATCAACAGATTTACAAACACAAGTTTCAGCACAACAAACCAAAACAGCATTTCTTGTTGAATTAGGCTTATCTACAACGATAAGACTTACTGATTGGTATTCAGATGTTACTTATGATTCTAACTCTTATGAAGCTGGTGGTTCTTTTCTAACAGTAGATTCAGTTGTAGAAACAGGTCAATTACAAATAGATGAAATCAATCTTGGTTTTTCAAATGTAACTGATCAGGTAAGAAGTTTAGTTCAAAGCGGTGCATTTACGGATAAAACAGTAGAAATATATTTAGCTTACTTTAATGATAGTGAAACTTTAGTAGGTGCTATAAATTATTTTACAGGGCAAATTAGAAGCATATCTATCTCAGAAAACATAAGCGATTCAGTATTAAGCATGACTGTAGCTTCGCATTGGGCAAATTGGAATTTAACAAAAGGTAGACATTATTCAGATGAATCTCAACAAGCAGAATATACAGGCGATAGAGGTTTAGAATTTGCTACACAGGTAAAATCAGATGTAAGGTGGGGTTCATAGATGTTTGAGTTTTTTAAAGCTGTAGGTAAATTTATTGTTGGTGCTGTGCAAGGCACAGTATTCCAAACAACAATGTCTATCGTAACTTTAGTTACTGGCGTTAAAGGGTTTTTACAAGCAAAAGATATGATGGCTAAAGGCCAAGACATCATGGCTAACAAAACTGCTGCTGGTGGCAAGATACCAGTTATCTATGGAACAAGAAGAGTAGGCGCACAAATTGTCTACATGGACACAGCACAAAACAGGTCAAAGGACTTGTTTGTTGTTTATGCAATATCAGTTGGCGAATGTGAAGAGATACTTGGTAGAACCATTGAAATAGATGGCAATAGTATTTTAGATGGCAATATCTACAAAGGCGGTGGATATGTGGGTTCAGATAAAATATCTTCAGGTTCAGGTTCTTTAAATACTGCATCTCAAGTTGGTGACAACCAATACTCAAATGCAGGTACTTTGGGAACTGACCCTACACTTAGATATTCTTTTGTATTTAATTTGCATCATGGTGCATCTAGTCAAACAGCAGACCCTATGCTCAGAGCATCTATACCTACTGAGTGGACTACCAACCATAAGTTAAATGGTATTTGTTATATAGCTGCATCTTTTGATTACGATAAAAAAGGTATGTATAAAGGCGTACCGCAAATAACAGTCCAGGTTAAAGGTAAGAAAGTTTACGACCCAAGAACTGAAACTACTGCTTGGTCTTCTAATCCAGCTTTATGTTTCTTAGATTACATTCAAAATGATGAATATGGTAAAGGATTAGCAACTTCACAAATTAACATGACTACCATTAGTGCTGCTGCTAATAAGTGCGATACTTTAGTAGATCAACCTTACTACAATGGCAATTACCAAGATGTAACTTGGAGTGGTGATTCAGGTGATGACTTTATTGTTATAGATGACAATGCTGATTGGTGGCAAAACAAAGTAGATGAAGTTATAGATATAAGAGATGCTACTGATACTGTAATTTTTGATGGTGTGGATATTAAAGGTTCTACACGATATGAATTTTATGATGATACTCAAGAAAACAGATTATATATAGATGGTACTTTATCAAGCAGTTATACAAATGAAGCTGGTAGTGCTAAAGCTCAAGTCAAAAGATTTCATTGTAATGGTTACATTGACACTAATAAAAATGTCATGGATAACGCTAAAGAATTACTTGCAAACATGCGAGGTATTCTTAATTACGTTAATGGTAAATATGAATTACAAATAGAAGATACAGGTACTTCTACATTTAGTATTACTGATGACCACATAATAGCTGATGCTGGTATATCAGTTGATTATGGTAATAAAGATAAAAAAGCAAACAAAGTTGTTATTGAATTCTTTAATGCAAATAAGAAATACGAATTAGACACAGCTACAGTTTTACACGATGCTACACCTGAATACTATTCTGATGATGGTGAAGTATTAGAAATTAAAGCTGAGTTCCCTTATGTAACAGACCCATACATTGCTTATAACATGGGTAAGGCTATCTTAACTAGAAGTAGAAATCAGACCACTATGCAGTTCTTAGGAACTCCTGAGATGTATAAATTAAACGTAGGAGATATAGTTGATCTTACTTATTCAGGTTTAGGATTCTCAGGCAAAGTATGCAGAGTAGAAGCATTAGAACTACAAGCAAATGGTCTTGTATCTGTTAGCCTAATTGAATACTTTGATGTTTATACATGGGAAGTACCAGCTCAAGAATCAGTTGAAATATTAGCTAAGATACCAACTATAGGTGCTTTAAAGCCACCGCAAGCAAGTAGTATCGTATTTACTGATACTGATGCTTCTCCAATCAATAGACCTACTTTAACTTGGACTGAGCCAACTGATTTTCCAGTAAGACAATATAGAGTAGATGTAGTTGATAGTTCAGACAATAATGTCTTTAGTAAAATAGTAGATACACCTTCAGTTGATTTGTCTTTCTTACCTAAAGGCTCTAACTATGAAGCTAGTATTACATCTTTCAATGGTGTTGGTATTGAATCTAACGCATCTACTAAAACATTCACTATTGCAGATGACCCAGTAAAGACTAGTGAGGTTGAAATAGGAAGTGAAACTCTTTCTAATATTATTGATTATGGAACTATAGCAGGTGGAGGTACATCTAACTTTTTTCAAATAAATACTAGATTAGATTTAGAAGATAGATTTATTTGGAACTCAAATGGTACTAACGATTGGTCACTAGGTACTGGTGGAGATGATGATGTTAATTTATATATTGAAGGTTCAGCAGATAAACTTATAACATTTAAAGACCAAAGCTCTGAATTAGGAAGTGTAAAACTAACTTTTGGAGATGATGTTAGTGGAAGTTACTTTGCAGACTTTATAACGCTAGAAGCTGATTGGACTAATGGCTATGTAACAACTGGAAGTGGTTTATCAAAATTTTATATTAAAGGTAAGGGTTATGATGGTTCTACAGCATCAGGAACAATAGCTACATTTCAATTAACTTCAGCAGATGGTTATGGAATACCTTTAACTGAGTTACATGGTAAAACCAAAACGCCAATATTAAACTTAGATCAAGGCTCAGCACCATCAACAACAACAGACCTTTTATATAATGTAGGCGGTACTTTATATTGGAATGGCTCTAGTGTTAATACAGGTGCAGGTGATATTACAGGTGTAACTATAAATACATCAGGTCAAAGCGGTTTAACAGGTGGTGCTTCATTTAGTTCAGGCGATGCCACTTTTACCCTTGCTATAGCTAGTACTATCAATGGCTCTAAAACATTTGCTGATGATGTAGTTATTGAGGGTGATCTAACAGTACAAGGCACTACTACAACTATTGATACAACTAACTTAGATGTAGCTGATAAAAACATTACCCTTAACTATTCAACAGGTGATTCATCAGCTTCAGCAAATGGTGCAGGTATTACCATTCAAGATGCTGTAAGTTCTACAGAAGATGCCACCTTAACTTGGAATACAGCTAACGATAGTTTTAACTTTTCTCATCCTTTAAATGTAACGGGCAATATAAGTTCATCAGCAGATGTATCAGCACAAAGTTTTACTGCAAGTTCTTCAGGTTATGGAACTATAGAACTAGGCGGTGTTTCAGGTGCTTACATAGATTTAAAAAGACCAAACACAGATGACTACGATTTAAGACTTATATCATTTGGTACTGGTGGAGAAATTGATACTGGTAGTGGTGATTTAGTAATTAAAAGACAAGGTTCTACTAGAATATCTACAACTAGCACAGGGATAGACATAACAGGAACTATTTCTAGTGGAGATATAGATGTATCAGCCACAAATACTAATGGTTTATCAATAATTGATAGTAGCAATTCTAGTGCTGCACCATTAATAAAAGTACAAGGTAACAGGCAAGATGCTAATGAATCACAATCTTTTACAGGTGGTTTAGCCTTATCAGCACTTCAGACTAATGCTTTAGCTAACGATGGTAAGCACATAGGAACAATTTATTTTGGTACAAATCATACTAATGGAACAGCAGGTAATATAGCTTATTCAGCTAGCATTTCAGCAAGGCTTTCAGGTGCTGCTAATTCAGCAACAGACATGCCTACTGATCTAGTATTTTATACAGGCTCATCAGGGACTTCTCTTGGAACAGCTAATACAACTTTTGGCACTCAAGCATTAAAACTTGACTCATCACAAAACGCCACCTTTGCAGGAGATATAACAACAAGTTATGGAGTTTCGGCAGGTTACTTTAAGATTGGAAGTACAGTAATTGTTAATGCTAATAGAGACTTAACCAATATAGGCACTATCTCTAGTGGTGCTATTACAAGTACAAGTTCTATTACTGGTAGAACAGGAACATTTACAGGTCAAAACGGAACGGCTCTTGAAGTAAATAGTGGCACTACTAATGTAACTGCAACATTTGAAAGTGGTGATGCTACAGCTTGGATTAACTTAAAAGATAGCAATTCATCAACATACGGAACTCTTTTAGGTGCAGAGGGTGGATTATTTAGACTTAGAACCAATAACAATGATGACACAACTGATTTAACAGTAGATACTTCAGGGAACTTGTCGGTTTCAGGAACTATCTCTAGTGGTGCGATAAATACAACTGGGAATATTACTATAACTAGTACTTACCCAAAATTAAGTTTTGTTGATACTGACAATAATCCTGATATAAGCATTATAGGTGGAAGCGGACAAATAGCTTTTTACGATGAAACTAATTCAGGATATGTATATCAATATATAAGCAATCAGCATAACTTTGCATCTAAAAACCTAACCAATATAGGAACTATCTCTAGTGGGGACATCACAATAACAGATACTTCAGCAGACCCATTTTTAAAATTAGAAACATCTGAAAGAAGTTATGTTATAAGAATAGACAACTCTGATAGTGATAAATTTCAAATAAGAGACACAACATCAAGCACAACTAGGCTAACCATAGACAGCTTAGGCAACGTTGGAATTGGAAGAACATCAGTTAGTGCAAGATTACATGTTCAAGGTCTATATGACTCTGCAACTATTTCAACATCTTCAACTCCTGCTGCAAGAATTAATAATGGCGGTGCAATTTCACTTTGGATAGGCTCTAATGCTTACAATTATGGTTATGTGCAATCTATACAAGATGATGGCACTAATAATTTAAAACCTTTATCACTACAACCGCTTGGTGGCAATGTGGGTATTGCAAATGCAAGCCCTTCAGACAAATTAGACATATCAGGAGCATTAAGGCTTACAGCAAACATTAGCTTTGATTCAAATAGATCAGGAAGAATCTATAAAGCAAGTAATCATGGATTAGCTTTTCATGGGGTAACAGGAACTGAAAATGACTTCGCGATGTTTACTCCTTCTGGTCAGTTAATGGTAACTAATCCTACAGGAACAAACAATGTGTCTCTTATACCTACTGCATCAGGCCGTGTTGGAATTGGAACTGATAGTCCAACAGTTAAATTAGAAATTCAAGAAAACACTAACAGTACCGATGTTAAATTAAGATTAAGGTCATTTAATAGTTCATCAGCAGGTAGAAGTACTTATATAGCTTATGACCCTGATACAAGAATAATGGGATTTGGTGAAGGCGGAGATGAGGTCAATATAGATCAGAATGGGAATCTGTTGGTTTCTACCACAAATACTGCACCAGCAACAAACAATGTAGCAGGTATATCATTAAGAAACGAAGGTCATATAAATGTTAGTCGTGCTAGTGGTGTTGTTGGTTACTTTAACAGAATAACTAATGATGGCGAGATTATTAGGTTTAACAAAGACGGCTCAACAGTTGGAAGTATTGGTACTGAATTAGGTCGTTTATTTATTGGCTCAGACGACAGTATGATTTTCTTTGATGCTGGTTCTACTAATGCTATTTGGCCTTGGACATCTACAGCTACTTCTAGTGGCGATGCTGATAATACTATAGATATAGGAGACTCAAGTAATAGATTCAAAGACCTTCACCTTTCAGGAACAGGTTACTTTGGTACATCGGTTGGAATTGGAACTGATAGCCCACAAGCTGAATTACATGTTGAAGATGCTTCAGGTAATTGTGTTGTAAATATAGAATCAGCAACTACTGGTTACTCAGCATTAAATTTAGGTGACACAAACAACGATGATGTTGGTCAGATAAAATATGACAACAGTAATAACTCTATGCAGTTTACTACTAATACTAGTGAAGCCATGAGAATAGATAGCAGCCAAAATCTGATTGTTGGACATACCGCAGCAGATGACACTACAGCAAGTGCAAGTTTAAGATACGATGGTAGGATTTATTCTACTGTATCAGGTGACCAATGTTTAAGTTTAAATAGATTGGCTTCTGATGGTGAAATTATTACATTTAAAAAAGATAGCTCAATAGTTGGAAGGATTGGTAGTGGTGTTGGTGATTCTTCTGCATCTACTTTATACATTGCAGATGCTGGTAATGTAGGCATACGTTTTGACCAAGCTTCTACAGATGATATACAACCATGTAATTCTAGTGGTGCTGATAGAGATAATGCTATTAACTTAGGTGCTAGTGACAACAGATTCAAAGACCTTTACCTTTCAGGAACTATCTCTAGTGGTTCAATCACCAGTACAGGGGATATTGAAATTTCAGGCAGATTTGTTTCTTCAGCAGGAATATCAAGATTTCAAGGCGGTATTGCACTTGGCACAGACAATGATGTTTATTTCTATGAATCATCAGCAGGTCAGGCTACTTTAAGAACTGGTAGTAGCGGTGCATATAAATACTTCTCATCAAGAACAGATGGTTATTTCTTAGCACCTAATGGTTATATGGTCGGCTCTACAGTTATTGTGGATGGCTCTCGTAACCTAACCAATATAGGAACTATTACATCTTCAGTTAATGCAAATAGATTTTTTAAATACAGATCAGGCTCAATAGCTGATTTTGAGGTTTCATCAGATAATAATTCTAATGCTGTTATGACTGTTACAGGTACAGGCACAGCAGACATATTCAAAGTTAGAGACAATACAAACGATGTATTTACAGTCAAAGATGGTGGCAATGTTGGAATTGGAGAAACTTCACCTTTAGGTAAACTTCACGTTAAAACAGCAGATAGTGGTGCTAGTGTTAATGCAAGTGGTAATCAATTAGTTATAGAAAATTCAGGAAGTGCGGGTTTAAGCATACTTTCAGGAACAACTGGTGATGGTAATATTTTCTTAGGAGATTCAGGAAATAATGTTGCAGGTGTTTTACAGTATTCACACAATGGAGATTCTTTTAGAATATCAAGCACAGGTCAATTATTATTACAGACTGGCGGTGCAAATACTAGATTAACCATAGACGCATCAGGAAACGTTGGAATAGGTGAAACTA